TGATAAAATCATCAACAATTTTACGAAGCTCACCAATTTCGTTGCTTTGTCTGCCAACAAGTTTTTCAACTTCTTGATGCATTTGTACTACTTCTGTAAATTTTTTGCCTGAGTACTTAGCAGGTAGTTCAGATTCAGCAGTTTCTTCTGTAGCTTCTGGCTCTGTTATCTGACTTTCGTCAGCAGATTCTTCTTGACTTTGAGCTTGTTGTGAGTTATCTTCTGATAAAAGATTCACAAGTTCTTCGTTGTCTTCTAGCTTAATTTGTTGATCAAGGGGTTCTATTACTTTAGCCATTTTAATGTCTCCTGTACTATAAAAGTATTATAGGAATTATTTAGGTTTAGCAAGCCTCTCATGTTCTTTAGCCCATTTATCATCAGCAGTTGGAAATCCAGTGCCTTTGAATACAGAAGAAACAGGTGAGGTTATTCGCTTTGCGGTTTGACCACATACAGGACAAAGCAGTTGCCTAGTATCAGACGATACTAGATGCTCTGTTGTGTGACCATTTGGACAGGTGAAATCAAATAATATGTTACTCACTTGATTCACCTTGACTTTCTTCTAAGACAGATTCATATGCGTTCTTTATTGAATCTTCCCAGTTAAGAAGTCTATAGAATACTTGAAGTTGTCCTTGCTTTAGATGTAAATCTTTAGCGTCTTGGAGAGCAAGTATGCTGTGTGTGTCTATGGCAGATTGGATGTCAGTCATAAACTGTTTCCAACCATCAGTCATAAACAAATCAAAATATGTATTGTAGTACTTTTGTACTTCAGGTTCTAACATCTTAGAATTATCCTTTATATTATATCATATATTTAAAAAAAAGTAAAGAGATTATTTGCCATTATTCATTTGAAGTTTAACAATATCCTCTTTCGTATCCAGCTCTTTTTCTTTGAGCTGCAATTCTGCAAACTTAACAAGTTTTTCAAACTCACCTGTAGGCATTGTTTTAGCCAAAGCAGTAATACGTTTGGTTTCTTCTTCTACTGGTAGTAGTTGAGTTTCTACTTGGTTTTGTTCTACTCGTGAAGCAATCTCTGCTGATTGAGCTTGTATGTTTTGTATAGTGGCTTGAGCTTGTTGTAGCTCTAGCTGTATTTTAGCTTTCTTTATTTGCTCTTGTTCAGGATTAGGCTTATTAACTTTACGCATAGATTCTACAATTTGGTCACGATTACTTAATCCCATATTGTCTACAATAGATTCTACTAACATTGGATACATTGGAGACTCTGGAGACATAGTTTGTAATAACTGAACTAGCTGTGTTACTTCGTACTCTCTAGCAACAATACCTAATGTGCTAGTAGCTACAAACTTATAGTCTTTAACAGGATACAATTCAGGCACAAACTGCATATATCGACAAGCTGCTTTCTCTATAAATGGTATAAAAAAGTTTTCTTGGAAGTTAATTAATGTACGCTTATGGCGTTTAATAACAGCACCTAAGCCCATTGAAATACCTGCTGCTGTACCTTCCCCATTTAGCCCTGCTGGTATTCCTGCTGAATCAATAGCACCTGTAGATTGCTGTACCATTTGCTGTAAGGTTGCTGCTTGTGTAAATGATACTTGATCTAGTTGACCAAACTTAAATGGTTGTAATACTTCTGCTGGATTACCATTAGTAAGAATAGTTTTACCTGCACGAATATCTAACTTAGAACCACGAGGCATACGAGAAGCATCAACAGCCATCATAGGATGCACTGTAAGAGCCAAAGCATCAATACGAGCGCGTAGCTCTGTGTCTAGTGCTTTTTGGCTGTTATACGCTTTCTCACAAATCCCACGCCCCCAAAACTTAAATGGTACACAATCCCAAGAAAAAGCAACTACAGGTCTATCTTGTTTCATGTATGGATTGTTTTCTATTTTCAAAATAGTATCGCCATTAGCAATAACTATAATTACTTCTGTGTAGCTTTTATCTTTATCTGTAGGTATAATGCTTTTGATTTCACCATCATCATCTATATTACTTAATAAGTGTGTAGGTACTAATCCATAATACTTAGTAAGCCTAACCATATCGTCTTCGTAGATAGGTCTTATTTTAGATGCATCATCTAGTTCTGGGTCATAAGCATACTGCCCAACTTCTACATCACGATAAATACCTGAGTCAATACCTTTTTGTATTTCATGATATGGACACATTTTATCAATAGCTACACCTACAGCATCTTCAATATTAGTAGCTAATGGGTCGATTAAAAAGTTTTGTGGCATAATAGGGTCTAATTTAACAATAACCCTTTCTGATTTCATAACACCTATTGCTGTCATTTCCATTTCTGGAGCTTCTTGAGTAGTAGGTTTTAATTCTAATTGTTCTTCTAATACTACTTCACCAATGCCTGTACCAAAGACAGCAGCATTAATAAGACATTCACCTATTGAAGTTCTTATCTTAGCTAGGTGCATATCTTCTTTTAATTGATTGCGTAAAAATCCTACGTCTTGTGGATTAGGGTCTTGCAAGTCATCCTTAATGTCAAAAAATTCACCACGACCAAACGTAGCTTCTTCAATCTCTGCTACAGAAGATTCTACTGCTTGCTGTGTAGCTGGAGATATAAGACGAGAGCGTTCTGATTCACGCATAGAGTCTGACTTGTCCCAAATACCACGCCAGATACGATAGTATTCATCATGTATTTCTGCATAATTAGTTTGGTAATGGTCGCGCCATTGTTCACATTTATTCATTACCCATGATTCAAGGGTCATATCACCAAACATTTCTTTGTTTTTCATATATTAATATCCTGCAATAGTGTCTACCATTTCAAAATTATCTTCTTCAAAATCGTAGTAATATGGTATTTTAGCTAATTGATCTATGTAAGCTAACGAATCAATTAAGTCATCATGTACTTGTGGGTTAGGAAATTGAAACAGCTCATCTAAAAACTCTATGTTCCAATCACCTTCATTAATAGTAATAGCACCATGTTCAAACCTACCTTGCAATGCTGCTATAATCCTGTCTGTTTTCTTTTTATTACCATGAGTAAGTTCTTCTATCCTAAAGAAGTTACTAGTACGTTTCATCATGTCTGTAAGTGGTGACATAATTGCTTGTCTTGAAATACCTTTTTCAATACCTACAGCTACAGGTTCATACTTTGCAACTACTTCAAATATTTTTTGTGCTGTTTCTTCAAAAGTCCAACGACCAAAAACTATTTCTTTTACCCACCAACCATGTTCATTTACTTTTACTATTGATATTGCTGTATTATCTAGTCTAGTATTTTTAGACCTTTTTTTATTTTTATCTTCAAAACCAGCCATATCAATAGCTATATAAAAATCTCCTATATCTACTTGAATCCAATCTTCCTTAAATACGTCAGAACCCATAGCCTCAAACGAAGCCAAAAACTCTTGCCTAAATGCATAGCTAGACATAGACTTTTTAGCTATATCTATTTCTTCTGGGTCTAGTATTGGATTGTCATATGAAGTAAAGTGCCATGCTTCATATGTTTCATCATCACCATGTTGTGCATATGTATACAACTCATAGAAATGATTACGACCAGCAGGTGTACCAATAAACAAAGCACCACCTTTTTGGTCAGCTAATGCAGGTCTTAAAATTTGCTCCCACACTTCTGGCTTCATGTCAGCGTACTCGTCCATTACCAAGTACTTCAAAGACACACCACGCATGGTTTCTGGTCTGTCAGCACCTTTCAATGATATAGTTGCGCCATTGATTAATGTGATTTGTAAATTATTTATGTGGCTGCCTTTGATTACTGGATGCCCTACCTCAAGTAGGTTCTGCCACATAATGTCACGAGCCTGTCCTTGCGTTGGTGCTACATAAAACACATGACCTGACTTTACCTGTAAGCCATAAAAAATTAACAAGTATGCAGCTAAACGAGACTTACCTGTTCTTCGACCTGCTGCTACTACTTTGAATCTAGCCTTACTGTCCCAAACACTTTGTTGCCAAGGTAACAGTTTAATGTTTAAGTCTGTCACTAAAGAGTATCAAAAAAAGTATTAGCTGATGCAATACGTCTATCTAAATGTGAAACTTCTTCTTTTGGTTTTTCCCATATATTCATAAATGCTTCAGTTACTTCTTCAGGGGTTTCAGCTTCCTTAAATATATTTCTTAATTTTTTAGCATTACCTCTGCCAATAACATCTTGCTCGTCACCATAAATAGTTTCATGCATATATTCTATTTGAGATTCTACGCTATCTTCTAAATTATTTTTTTCTAAAAAACTTTCGTAATAAGGTCGCTGAAAGTCTAATTGAAACAATCCATAACCATTACCACCACCATATTCTTTTTGTCGATAGTCAAAACTACCACCAGTTTCTACAGCTATGTTACCTAGTATTCCAGCTATAACATTTTTGTTAAAGTTTTTTTCTTTTAACTTATCAGCTATAACATAAGGAGTCACTAGATGCGTTACTTCGCTTTCATCTGTAAGAGGCTTTCTTTGTTCTTTTTCAAACTCTAGTTCTTTAGATACTGGATCAACCATTTCTTTTTGTTCCTTTGACTGTGTTTCTTCAAATCTTTCTAGTCTTTCTTCCCTTGAAAGGTCTGAAGGTAATGTTTCTGTAGTATCTTCAAAAGGGTTTTCAAACCCTGTACCTTTGACAAAAATATTATTATAAAAACTACTGATGCTCATTTTCTTTACTTTGTGGGTTTAAGTTAATATAATCACCTTCAATAGCTTCTTCTTCTTGTTCACCAATAATAGTAGTTTCACCACCTACACCAGTAATTGTAATATTTACTGATGACTTACCAGTAGCAATCTTATCTTTATCAAAATACGATAAAGGCATAAGTCTATCCATTAACAGCTTCCATGCTGCTGCTTGATTTTTATGGTCATCATCAAGAGCTGCATTAAGTATAGAATCCATAACCTTACGAGATTTAGGTGAGGCTAAAAGCCTAGCTTTATACTCTGCTACTATTGCTGCATCTCCAGCAGGTCTACCAACTTGTCCTCGTTTCTTTTTTGCTTGGACAGCTTTTTTAGGCGGTCTACCCCTACGTTTGGGAACAGCCTTTTCTTCTTCTTGGGATGACATACTATTATTTAGTTACGCCTTTTATCTTTTCAAAGCTACGAAGTCCAGCCATGCCTAACATAGCAAAGGTCAACTCCATTAGTATTTCAGTATTAATTTGTGGTAATACAATAATCTGCCCTGTTGTAATTAAAAATATCCACTGAAACAAAGGCTGAAATAGAAATGTATACATAAAGCCTAGTGCTGCTGACCACCCTATGAAAGGTCGCCAGCCAGCAACAAAGATACTTCTGTGTTGAGCTTCTTGTTTATTAACTTCAATCTGAGCCATATTAGCTTTGTGCATTTCAGTTTGAAGTTCATGTTCTAACCTTTGCTTTAGGTCTTTGTCCTCAACAAACTTGTCAAGGACATTACCTACTATGTTAAGAGCTTGTGGTATCATAAAATCTTTTTTCAATTATGTACGATTCAGGGATACGAATAACACGTTCAAAACGTTGATTATTAGATTCTTCATTTAACGTATTGTAGTCTCTTGCTAAGTAGTAATTATTATTTTCTACTTTAACAAGAAATCCTGCTGTTTCTTGTATGCACTGTTTCATGTGCACTTCATCATAGGTATCTGCTTCACACGCATCATTCCATTTAATGTACATTATTACCTTCAAAATATTTCTCCAAAACTTCTAGTTGATCTTCATAGTCTGCAATAATAGCAAGTTCTTTTTCTATGCTTTCAATTACGTCAGGATGTTCTGCTACGCCAGCAGGATTGGACATATACACTTCTACATTAGCTATGTGTTTTTGTATATGCCCTTTTGCATGGGATATTAATGCTTGTATTATTTTATCTCTCATTAGTCCCTACGATTAAATTTACTATTCATGTAAGGAGTCATAGCACCAAATTCATTCATACGTTTTTTATTTTTATTATTAGGTTTATTTGTCTTTTCTTTTGATACCTTAGGCTTAGGTACAAAATCATCCATAGAAGTACGTCCTATATTACCTTCTCTACCTTTAGGTGTAGGCTTAGGTGCAGGTGCAGGTGCAGAGTTTGTATTAGTGTTTTTATTTTTATTTTTATTTTTAGCAGCAACTCCAACAACAAGCGGAACACTAGCAACACCAGCAACACCAGCAGATGTACCTGCTGCTGAAACTCTCCTGTTCCTTACGTTTTGTGCTCGTCTAGTAGCATTAGCAGCAGAAGTTGCTTTTCTATCTGCATCTTTTGCTTTATTTACTGCTTTTTGATTGCTTGCTTTTTGCTGCTTTTGTGTCATATTGCCTCTGCGTCTTCTTGTGGCATTACCTTTTACAGTTCTAGCAGCATTTGCTTGTGCTTGCTTTGAAGCAGTTACAGCAGCATCTTTTGCTTTTGCAAATTCTTTTACTTTTTTACCAGCCTTTAATGCTTTATAGCCTAAACGAATAGCATTAATACCTGCCCCTGCTGGTATGAGGTAACTAGCTACTTCAAGAGCTTTAATCATTTGTTGTTTAGTTATTCCATCACGCTGTGGCTCCCTTCGCGTTCCTCGACTTCCTCGATTTTTACTATCTGTTGCCATTATTTTTTCCTAATTAAGTTAAAATTAAAAGTGTAATTGAAAATACAGCTACACAAAATGAAGCAACTGCAAAAAAGAAACACCAGTCACCACTTGAATTAAAACATTTCTTCATACTTTTTTTCTACGTCCATTTCTACTTCTATTAGCTTTAACAGAAGAAATCCTAAGATTGCTCTTACATTTATTCAAAGGATTCCTGTCCTTATGATCTATATCTTTTCCTTTAAGCTTACATTTACCATGAACCTTGACCATGTTACGCCTTGATTGTTTACGAGCGTCATTACGTCTACGTTGTTCTGGCTTGCATTGGTAATTATCGTACTCTTTCCTATAATTACGTTTTTTCTTTTTTTTAACAGCCATTACTTAATTGCTTGTGCAACCTTTAATTCACCTTCAGAAGCCATTTCGTTATCCCACTTTTCTAATTCTTTGTTAATCATCTTAAAGAATAGTGGTGGTATAAGTGCTAGCGCAAAAAGCTGAAAGTAACCATGTCCTGTATCTGGTGCACCTACTTTGTCAAGCTCCCAGAAGTGGGTCTCCCCACGATCATGGTGGTCTGCTTGCCGCCCGATCTCGATAAAGAACCAGCTTGAGAAAGCAGTAGAATTATCCCAAGAGTGACGATAATCAATAGGCTGACCTTTTTCACGATACAATCCATAATGCTCTAAGTAGTTAAGTGTCTCAAGTTCAAAGTTAGATACTACCCACACAAGAGCTAGGCAAGCTATACCAGCCCAACCACCTGCAAACCAAAATAAAGCTACTGTTGGTAACGACATAAAGTAGCCTGTCAACCATCTGTTTTCGAGGGACAGAAAAGGTTTTCCAAGTCGTTCAAGGCGTTGCTTTTCCATCATAAATAGGAATTTGCTTTGACCTAATCCTGACAATGGGTAGTGTTCATATAAGGTACGACCACGAGGTGATGTTGCTGGGTCATCTTGGTGTCCCAACTCTAAATGGTGATTGTAGACATGTGCATAACAGAAGTGTGCCTTACCACTTAAAGCCATCATTACTCTAGCTATCATAAAGGAGAACCCTTTGGTGTGCGCTAGCTCGTGACCATATATAATACCAATACCAAGAAAGATACCAGTAGATAGTGTTGCACCAATTAACTCAGCTAGTGATGCTGCTCCTGCTGTAAATGCACTTACTTGAAATGCTAGTGCAATTTGTAAACAGATAAACAAAGGTAACATGGCATACATGGTGGCGTTCTGAAACCATGACACACCATTTGTATCACCATTTTCGTCAAACCCTGCTCCCTTTGTTTGTGTCTTAACTAGTGTATCCACAATAATGGCTACACCTAACATAAAGACACCAAGCCACGACAATACACCTCCTTGGACTACTCCATAGAGTGCCAAACTGATCGAGGCTGGTGCTAACAAGTAGCGTAAGTTAATCAGTAATTTTTTCATTTGGTATCCTTTAAGATTTAGATTTTTTGCGTCTACGCGAACCAGAACCAGTTAATGACTGGTATGAAGCCATGCCCATTCCACTTCTAGTGCTCTTTTTGTTTTTCTTAGGTGGACGACCTACTTTGCTTCCATATGTACCTTTACCTTGTGGCATAATTAACTCCTATAT